TACCGCAAATTTATAGTGACCATCGGGGCAAGTATCTTATGGCTGCCCATAGGTATACAGACAATGACGTGCGAGAATCCTTGTGACCTTGCCCAATCGCTCGCCCATGAATGCGCTAACCCGTTGTGAATATCAGACTTTGGAAAGTCTTTTAGCTCGGTTCGATGGTCGGCAGCATTATTTAAGCCTATGGCTCTGATTCTCATGGTGATTCTCCCTTCTCGTTTGCCCTTGCGGGCCTAGCGCTTACGGAGCGTGGTTAGCTTCGCACCGTACTGGGATATCCCGGGGGTTTCTATCAATTCCTTCGCGTGCGGTTCGCACACCGGGATAGGTGTATGGAATGTTGCGTCGAGCGAAAAGCGGGCAATCGCCGGACCGATGCAAGGGCTGGCCCACTTCGGCTTATCGTGACATTCGAAAAAGCATTTCATTGCGGTTCACCTCCTCACCTCCAAAGGTTGAATTCAGCGGCAACCCCCGCCGACCTCCAGATTGCCTGTACAGGTCGGCCAGCAGGTGCACGTAAGCGGCACTCACGGCATCCGGTGATAACATGGTTCCTATCGCCAACCCGCCAGTCTCGTTTTGGATTACGACTTCCATAACACCTTTACTATAGCAAGCACCTTGCCAAATAAGAGATTATTACAAGGTAATGGAATCAATGACTTGCGAGAAGGGACCTAAATTCGCAAGGGCATAAAGTGGCAAGAACATACCACTATCGGGCATATAGTGGTAAAAACTTATCCCTCAATTCGAGCGTTATCAGACCTAACTCGCTAAGTCGTTGATAATAAAGAGATGATTTTATATTTTGCACAATGACGACTTAAGTCGTTGACAGAACACTTTGCATGATGGATACTACCTCTGCTTGCGGGTGCGCGCCCGTGGGCAGAAGAAGGATTGCGGTCCAGGCCGGATGCTTCACCCATTCGGCCCCCGCATCCCGGTGAAGGGGTTTGATACCAACACTTCACAATCCGACACCAACTAATGACCGGGCAATCCCGGATCGTGTCGCGGGATCTCGTGCGCTTCGCCCGGTTGATTCACCATGCGCCCGGACGAATCATAAATACTCACTGAATGGAACGGTCAAGGACAAGCAAATAGTGGGGGCAACGTCGCGCCCTGACGACCCCCGACCTGCATGTACCACCGCTTGCCTTGCTGGATGATGCGTCTTTGAGTCAAAACCAAATGCCCTTTTGCTACATGCAGGGATATAAAGGGCGGTGTGTCTGAATGAATCTGTACTCTTTTGTACTGCCGATATTCGACACTTGACTTTCCTGCCGCGCCTATCTATGATTTTGGTGTGAAAACTAACCGCTCCGCTCAGATACGAGTGCTACATAGCCGCTATCCAGAGTTGGGACCTTCGGCGTTGGCTAAACGAGTCGGGGTTAGTCCTCAAGCGGCATCAGATTGCTTGCGGCGCTTCTTGCAAGATAGTACCGAGGAGGAGCTTCGAGACTTCCAATCGAAGAAAGCGGACGTGTACGACGCCATTCAACAGCGTTGTCTTGGTTCAGTAACAAGGCGTAAGTTAGCAACAGCTTCCGTGGGTACACTGGTCACTGCTGCTGCCATCCTTCAAGATAAGTCACAGATTCTAAAGGGTATGCCGACCGGGATGGACGTGCACGTACTCCTCGATATTGCATCTATGGTCAGGGGTGATCGTTAGCCTACGGTTGGTAGTAAGCGCCTCCTGCCGCCTCACAAAGACAAGGTAACATAACATCCCTTGTAAGTATGTGTGTTTGCACTAGCTTCTGATAAGGGTAATTATGTTAACTCTTCCACTTGTCAGCACTAACCAGCGTACAATCAATGAGTTACAGGCATATTGTCCTGTCGAGTGTCTCATTATCAGTCCTACGTTATCAGACATTGAGGTCAAAGCATGCTTTTCCCCAACCCACCAGGCCCCCCAGGCGAAGACGGCACGCCGAATATCGTATCCTCTCTCTCATAGAAATTACAACTAAAAGCTATTATTGTCTTGACAATACATTATGTGTATGGTGTAATGACAGTACGGACATAATATGCCAAAGGGTGTATACAAAAGGAAGCCGCGAGGACCGCTCGAAGAGAGTAAGAAGAAGTACACACGAGAAGTATTATTGGAGAGATTCCACGATGCCTGTGCCGTCCTGGGACACCAAGTTACGCCCGGCGAAATGGAATATCTTAAGGGATTCCCCTCGTCCACTCCGTATGTAAACTGTTTCGGGAGTTGGTCGAATTTGCTTCGGGAATTAGGTCTACCTCGCGCCGCAAGCAAACGAATTTTTCATGGCTCTATGCCTAAAACCTGCACGACATGCCATAGGGATTTTGAAGTTCCATACCGGATGCGCAATTATAAGTTTTGTAGTCGTAAATGCTTCCACGCGTACACGAAGGGCCGTCCTCTTCCAGACCGTCCTAAAACCGGAGCAACTAAAATTTGCGAGAACTGCGGCAAGCCATTCTATACAACCCAGTGCCGAATAAAGGCCAGATTTTGTTCTGCGGGGTGCGCTCGTGGCATGTGGAAGAAAGAACACCCAAGCGAACGCCCGGGTCGAGAGGGAAACAGAAGAAAGGTGAAAAGAGGGCGTGAGGTCAAGCGTCGATTTATTTGCGAATACCTTTTCAAACATCCCTGTGTTGACTGTGGGGAGAAAGACCTTGTGGTTTTAGAGTTTGATCACGTCAAAGGAACAAAAAAGGAATCGATTTGCAGGATTATCCAAAAGGGATCGATGTCTCGGCTTTCTAAAGAAATAAAAAAATGTGTTGTGCGTTGTTCAAATTGCCATCGGCGCAGACATGCGAAAGCGAACGGTTTCTATAGATCAATAGCCAAGGAAGACGATCATGCAAAAGCTGAGTCACACGATCCGGGTAGATGCTGAGGATTTGGAACGGTGGAAGCAAGCGACCGTGCAAGCAGGGATGTGGTCAGCATCCGAGTGGATGCGGCGAACACTAAATGAAGAGTGTGACCGTATTGGCGTGCATCCGTGCATCCGTGCTTCCAGGAAACAGCGGTAGTTTTTTCTTGAAAGCGAGAATCACGAGGGGTAGGATAAGCACATGGCAAAGTCTGCATTTTCTCCGGGGGTATCGGACTTTATGCGGGGCTACAAAGCGGGCGATCCGATTGACAAAGAGAAGGTGAAGGAGTCGATCAAGAAATACCTACCGCTGTATTATCTACAAATGAACCGGGTACAGGAAAAGTTTATACGGTGCAAGAACCGGCAAGAAAGGATGCCCAAGACACGCCTACTGGAAATGGGCAACCAATCAGGAAAAACAACGATTGGGGTAGCGGAGGACATAGCGCACGCGATGGGGTTCCGGCCTTGGCTGAAGTCTGATGATCCTGATTACCGAATTCCGATCAAAGTTCCAAACATTGGGATGGTGGGATGTGAAGTGGCGGGCCAGACACTAGCGCAGCGCATCGAGCCGCTCTTCCTGGGGTTCATACCGAAACATTGCCTGCCGGACGTTTCGCGCTATTCCGATGGCTCGATGAAGACGCTAGTTCTGAACTCGGATTACAAGGGCGACCCCTGCGGAAGTACGATTCACTTTCGCAGTTACGTGCAGCCCGCGGAGAGTTACGAAGGGTTGATCTTTGACTGGATGCACTGGGACGAGCCGCCACCCCGCGCGGTTCTGAACGCTGCTGAGCGTGGCAAGATGGCGACCAATGCGCCCTCTTGGTTTACTATGACTCCTCTGAAAGAACCCTACATCTACGATATTTTTTCCCTGAAGGCATTCAACAATGGGGGCGACGACCAGGAAATTGCCGTATTTCGCGGCTCGGTCTGGGACAACTGCCAGGATTGGTGCCGGGATTGCAATGTCACCGTTCCCGAAAATCAACCGGAGAATCTATCCCTGGACACCACCCGTCCCATCAATAAATGCCCATCCTGCGGAAAGACTATGGGCTTTATCCCGCGCGCGGGCATTGATAACTACCTAAAGAAGATCACCGATCCTGACGAGCGGGAGGCGCGCGAGGAAGGTAAATGGAAGCATCTCTCGGGGTTGGTTTACAAGCAATTGGATCGCGCGGTGCATATTTATCCCGACTTTGAAATTCCCGCCGACTGGATGCGCATCGAAGTGATCGATCCGCACGATGCCAAGCCTACTCGGTGGCTCTTGGGCGCGGTATCTCCCGAGGAGATCGCTATCGCCGATAAATCCTCCAACCGTATTTACTGGTACAGCTATCTTCTGCTGGGCGGCACCATTCACGAAATGGTCAGACAGGTCAAGGTACGCCGCGCCGAGAAGGGATACCAGCATCCCGCCCTGGTAATCCTCGATGCCAAGTACGGGGTGAAAACGGTCAAGACGGCTATCGAGGAAACATCCTGGGAAGAGGAATTAGAGAAGGCGGGAATTCGTGGGATCGTTCTCTCGCACTCAGCGCCGGGGGATGTGGCCCTGGGGCACAAAGCGGTCAAAGACTATTTGAGGCCCCAATTCTCGACTTTGCGGGGCAAGGAAATACCGGGGATGCTCTTTGCGGAGAAGGGATGCAGCGGCGAGCGTGGTCCCATCCAAGACATGTTCAACTATTCCTGGCAGCCGGGAACAGATAAACCTCAAGAGGAATACAAAGACTTCCCGGACACAGTGCGCTACGCCGCCTTGGAACAACCTCGCTATCGTCGGCCTGAACCGGAGATCGACCCGGCCTTGGCGCGTATGCTGCTTGACAGACAGAAATCGCCGGCGTACAATCCGCTCAGTTATGGTTTGGTTTTGAAATGAGAGGTAACAATGGCTGTCGCTGACCCGGTCACAGCAATAATGATCACCATGGCTGGAATCGGAGCGGTTGCGCAAGGCGTCGCGGCGTTCTCCAAACCCAAAACTCCGACAGCTCTCAGCGCCGCGCAGACCCAAACTCAACAAGCCGAGGCTGCTCAGGCAGCGGCGCAGGCTCAAGCTACTGCTCTCTCGAGGCGTCGGGGCATGGCGGCAACAACTTTGACCTCGCCGCTCGGGGTGACAGGGGGAACGCAAACTCAGCGCACGACTTTAGGAGCTTAATGCCCTACCCGATGGCCACGTCCCGGTACTATGCAAACGATAGGGATCGCTCCCCTTCTAAGTTGGGCGAGCGGAAGGATGAGGAGAAGGCGAAGGACTGCCAGAAATATCTCCAGGTGCTCGCGGAGCAGCGGCTACCTTGGGAACCAGCCATAGATAATATAATCGCCTACGTGAATCACGGACGCCGTTTTATCCAAGATAAGGACTCAGAACCCGGCCAGCAAACCGGCCAGGAAATCTTTGACGATACCGCCATGCTCGCCCGCAACCTGCTGGTCGATGGTATGGTCGGCTACCTCTGCTCGCGCAACCAGCCTTGGTTCGCCCTGGAATTGCCGGGGAAGTTTAATTTCCCCCGGTCTTCCGGGATGCGAGCCTGGTCCGGTCGTCGCGTGGATGAATACCCCCAGGTACAGCGTTGGTTGCAGGACACCCAGACGGTTTCTTATTCCGCTTTCAACCGCTCCAATTTCTACGATGTGGTGACGGAAGTCATCTCGGATGGCGCGACGGCTGGAACTGCGCATTGTCTCGCGGAAGAGAATATCGAAAGGGCAGCCATTGTTTTCACCGTGCCCCACTTCCGCGAGTGTTACATCGCCGAGAACCAATGGGGGAAAGTAGACACCTGCTACCGGGTCTACACGATGACGCTGCGGCAACTGGCGGACAAGTTCAGCTTGGAGACGATGAAGAAAGCCGACCTTAGTTTTGAGAACGATTACCAAAGCAATATGCACTCCGAGCGCGAGGTGCTGCACGCCATTTTCCCCCGCCGCGATTTCAACCCCTCGCGTATAGACGCCAAGAGCAAACAGTGGGCATCGCTCTGGGTTTACCGCAAAGGCGGAAAGATTTTGGGGTCTAAAACACAGTCGGCGTTGGGTAACTCTCCCGGTCCCGACCTTAGCTTGCTGAGCGAAGACGGTTACGATTCCATGCCGATCATCACATGGCGCTGGCGTAAAAACAACGATGAGGTTTACGGACGCGGCCCGGCGCATGATGCCTTTGTTTCCATCGCCCAATTGAATCAAATGGGCCGGACTAATCTGGTCACGGCGCATCGCGCGGCTGAGCCTCCCCTGGTTGCTTACGCTGACCAGCGCGGTGCGATTCAGCGCGGGCCTAATGGTATCACCTATATGGAATCCAATCGCGGCGACCTGCGGACCCGTATGCCTCAGCCTCTCTACACGGGCGTACAGGGCCTGCCCTTTAATATCGAGTACCAGGACCGAGTGCGCCAAGTAGTTAATCAGCACTTTCACACCGACGTTTTTATGATGATGTCCCAACTGGCCGCTGCTGGGCGCAGTGAGCGCATGGTGGTCGAGCAAATCATGGAACTGCAAGGCGAGAAGGCAGCTATCCTGGGGACGCGCGTCGGCAATTTGCAATCCGAGTTTTTTGATCCGCTGATTTACCGAATTTATTCCATCGAGGCCGCTGCCGGGCGCATCCCCGAACCCCCTGATATCCTGCTCGAAACCATGCACGGTCCGGTGGAAGTTCAGTATCTCGGTCCTCTGGCGCAAGCACAGACTCGGTTGACTACGATGCGGAAGATGGGGTCGTTCCTTCAATTTGTAGGGCAGGTAGCGCAATTTGATCCCACGGCTGTTCATGCCCTCAATATTCCTTATATACTTCGTACCGGCCGGGATGCGTTGAATGTTCCAGTGGATTGCGTCTATGACGAGAAGACCTTCGCGGGTATCGTACAGCGGCTTAATCAGATGGCAGAGCAGCAACGGCAAGTTGAAAACGCTCCCAAACTGGCCAAGGCAGCGGCGGCTCTGAGTAAAGCTCCCGAAGCTGGCAGCGCGCTAAAGACTCTGGTTAGCGGCGGCGCGGCCACCACGGAGACGGTTAATTGAGACGAACAGTGAAATCCCGGCTGGATGCCCTAGATAAAGCACTCTTAACGCCCAACTGGATTGATTTGGCTTCTCAAGTCGAAGGGGTGTTGGCTTTAGCCCACGGCGGAACCGGATCGCCCACGGCCCTGACGGGCAGCGCCAATCTGATTCTTGCTACTCCCAATGGCTCTCCTGGAGATGCTTCGTTACGGGCGATGGTCGTAAAAGATTTGCCGAATCCGTTGGACATTGGGACTTTTTGACGTAGGAAACCATGGCTCTAAACGTGAAACTCGCCCTGTACCGTGGCACGAAGGCTAATTTAGCAGCCTTGGCGAGCACCGGTCAAGCCGGGGTACTTGCCTATACGACCAACACTCAGGAGTTTTACGTCGATAGTGGTGCGGGAACCGGCATAGGTCCAGGTAATGCCTGGTTGCGGGTGGCTGCTGATAACACCGTAACCACTGCCGCCAATCTAGCCGCGCGGCTGGCCCTAACGAATCAACTTCTTGGAGATATGTGCGTCCAGACAGATACGGGGGTTACTTACGTCCTGACGGTGCTCCCTGCTACGGTAGACGGAAATTGGAAGGCCATTGGAATTGCAAGTGCGCCTGTGGCATCCGTCAACACGCATACCGGAGCGGTCGTGCTGGAATTCACAGACTTTACGGGGGCAATCACGCAAGCCCAGTTACCCGCAAGTATTGGGGCGGGGTCAAATCTAACTTTGCTAGATTGCGGGACTTCCTGAGATGGCACGCAATGTACAGTTTCAACCATTACGGGGAGCACAGGCGAATCTACAAAACGCGATGCCTCTGGCTCTGGGGGAGATGTACTTCTGTACTGACTCGGGTTTTCTGTTCCTGGGAACTCCCGGATACGGACTCGGTTACGTGCAGATCGGGGACATGACAGCCATGCGGAAAGAGAATGAGGCGCTGTGGGCCGAGATTCGAGCAATTAAGGTCGCACTTTTGAACATAGGGGTGAACGGTGAGGAGTTTGTAGGAATCTCAGAACAGGAGATGGAAACATGTCTATTGAAATAGTTGGGAAGGTCGGCCCCCAAGTTTTGCAGGACGGTACGAATCCGGTCTTTAGGGCAGGAAAATCGGCAGAGCAGGTTGTTCAGGAGTTGCACGGGCGGTTCTATGAACAAGTATATCGCGGTAACGTGTTCTCGATTGGATGTTCACTCACGGCATTATCCGCAGCCACCATCCTTTTGACTTCCTCGTCACAACCGATTGTGGGTGTATGGAACCCAGGGTCGTCGAAGTACAATCTGGTGATTCTCCAGGCAATGCTCATTGACGAAATCAACAACGTCACTTCCGTTGCGCTGGGTGCTTTTGTGTGGGCAGCGTCCATCGGGAACAACGCTGTGCTGACTGCGGGCCTTGTTCCATTTAATCGCTCTACGCTAGCAAACTCCGGTTCGCAGGCCAAAGCCTTCGCGCTTTCTACCGCCAGTCTTCTGACCGGACTAACGAACAATCTGGTTGTTTTTGAACCGGCAGAATTTAATACCGCTTCTGCCTTACTCACCACGACGGTTGCGGCGGCAACACCCACTCCTTCTGCTGCGGGCGCACAAAACTTTGACGGGAGTTTAATTATTCCCCCAGGCGGGGTTTTGGCCTTGCTAAACACGGTATCCGTGACAACTCATAGCGTTGCGGCCCGACTTTTGTGGGAGGAGGTCCCGATCTAAACGATGTCCAATCCTGAGTGCCACCCTATTGGTGACGACCCCGATCAGCTTGAACGCGAGAAGCAGCGCGTCCGGGAAATGCAGCAGCGCTACAAGAATGTTTTCGGGTCGGAAGAAGGGCGCGTTATTTTGGGAGACATCTTGACATTGTGTAATTTTGGTGAGACGCTTGACCCGAATGATCCCGTGAAGGTGGCGGAGTACAATCTGGGTCTTACGATTCTCCGCATGGCGGGCGTGCTTGATCCACTGTATTTGCAATTAGGAATGACCAAAGGAGAATGATATGCCAATTTTCAGATTTGACGCAAGGCAGAACGGCGTGGTCTACGACGGGCAAGATGGCCCCTTGCTGTTTCTTCCGAACAACATTTCGACAGGAACCGTGTTTTACCTCGACCCGGTTAATGGCTCGGATAATAACAACACCGGTCTATCACCCGCCTCTGCCGTGAAGACCCTCGCGGAGGGGTACGGTCTGCTGAGAGAAGGCCGCAACGATGTCCTGGTACTCATCGGTAATGGTCTGTCCAGCGGTTCGGCTCGACTCAGCGCTGGTTTCACCTGGTCGAAGAACGCGGCTCATCTGCTCGGAGTATGTTCGAGCGTGACCGTAGGCAAGCGCGCGCGCATCGCACCCACCGCCGCCGTGGCAGCGTTCGCCAATTTCTTCACCGTTTCCGGCTCGGGGTGCCTGTTCAAGAACCTCCAGTTATATCACGGTTTTGCCACGGGCATCGCAAACTCCATCTGTCTGACTGTCAGCGGCGGTCGCAATCTGTTCGAGGACATGGATATTCATGGAATGGGAGACACGGAGTCTGCCGCTGATACTGGGAGTCGTTCACTTCTGGTCAAGACGACGGGAGAGAACACCTTCCGGCGCTCCACAATTGGTCTGGACACCGTGATTAGGTCCGTTGCCAATTACACGGTACAATTCTTGGGCACCGGAGCAAACAGTCTTCCCCGAAACACCTTCCAGACTTGTTTGTTTCCTCAATGGTCAAGTTCCGCCCAGGCAGCGGCTATTTATGTGCTGGGGGCCAACCCTGCTGGAATTGACCGATTCCAGATTTTCGACGACTGCATCTTCTTCAACGATCCGAATGCAGCAGGATATCTGGCCTCTACTGGCGTGGTCCGATTGGGTGCGGCCCAGAACGGAATCATCCTCATTCGGCACTCGACCTGTGTAGGGTTCACGGGGTGGGGATATAATGCTACCAGCCGTAACGGAATACTGATTGATGGTGGGGCACCCGCTGGCAATACTACGATCTCTGAGACCGGGATTGCGGTAGTACCGACAGCGTAAGGCTCAAGAACGAACCGGAGGGTTCCCATGGCGAGTAGTAGCGATGGCCAGGGCGGCAGTGCCTCGAACGCCGCCCTGCACGACGACGAAGACCGGATGGCTAGACGCGGCAAAAACTTTCGCACCTGGGCGGACGGGCGTAAGAAAAAGTCTACGCTCCTAAGCTACTCGAATTCACCCAAGCCGGGGGCGAGATAGGGTCTCAAAGTTTAGGCTTGACTTTTCTTTTGAGTAAGTAGTATATGAGACAGTAGGATGCCTAAGGACTTTAACGATTGTGTTTCAAAAGGCGGAAGAGTACGGACCAAGAAATTGAAAGATGGCAAATACATGCACATCTGCTTTTTGAATGGCAAGTCTTACGCGGGTGAAGTGAAAACGAAGGAGAAAGAAAAGTAATGTCTGAAGGAACCAGCGAAGGGACAGATACCGGAGCAGGGACCGGCTCAGCAGCACCAGCGTGGGTTGCGCAACTGCCGACAGACCTGAAGGATAATGCGGCTTTTACCTCATACAAAACGATTGGCGATCTCGCCAAATCTCATCTTGAAATGGGGGACAAGCTCAAAGAGTTCGATGGACTGAAGACTAAACTGGAAGACTCGATCCCCAAACTTCCAGATGATGCGACCGACGAGGAAAGGAACCTCTATTATTCCGCATTGGGGAGGCCGGAAACTGCCAGTGCCTACGAGTTAGAAGGCGAGGACAAGAACGCCCCTGAATGGAACAGTGAGG